TTCCGGTTACCTGCCCGACCAGGTCTACCGGTTTTGCGAGCAGTACGAATCAAGTGTTTATCCGCTCAAGGGCCGCGATTTCCCGCCGAAAAATGCCTCCCTTAAAGAATTTAGCGTTTTTTCTTCGCCGTTGGGGACGACAGTTTACGGCGTAACCGTAAATTTATATAAAGACCGAATGTCCGCAGCGCTCACCCGGGAGTGGGACGGGCAAGGGTTACAGGACGAGCGCAGTTTTAATGCGCCACGTGATATAACAGAATCGCAGTTACGAGAATTGACTGCGGAACAGAAGCGCGAAAAAATTAACCGGATGACTAAACAGCGCGAGGGGTTCGAATGGCACAGACCGGGCGGCGCAAAAAATGAATTGTGGGATTTGCTGATTTATAATGCTGCCGCGCTTGATATTGTGGCGTGGGACACTTGCCGCGGCGAGCATTTGAAATTGGATTATGTGAATTGGGTGCAATTTTGGGATTTGCTAGAAAGCAATAAATTGTTTTACAGCGAGGTATAGTATGGTAGTATACCTGGATGACAGATTTTTTAGCAGATAGAATCGCCGCGGTTGAGGCGATAATTACGAATTGCGAAGCGGCAATGTTAGCATTAACGCTCGGCGGCGCCCAATCGTATTCGTTAGATACCGGGCAGACTAAACAGACGGTGACAAAATTAGACCTCGCGAAATTGCAGGATTTGTGTAATTCTCTGTATAATCAGCGTGAAATGCTGCTTGCCCGGCGAAATGGCGGGGCGACTGTGAATGTTGGAGGCGCATGGTGAGATTTTTTGGTAAAAAACGTAAAGTCCCGGAGATAAAAGCGTCTATCATACCGAGTGGCTATTCCTACCAGATGTTTGACGGGGACAAATTCCCGGGCGGGTTCGGAGATACAAAGCTTTTCATGATGGAATATTGGACGCTGCGTGAGCGTTCGCACCAATTGTTTCGCGAGAACGTGTACGCGCGCGGATTGCTGCGGCGGCTAGTCACAAACGAAATAAACACGGGGTTAACCCCGGAAGTAATACCCAACGCAAAAATTTTAGGGATTGCAGATGAGGACGAGCTTGGCGAATGGGCGGAGGGGGTCGAGGATAGATTTTCAATCTGGGCGGACACGCCGAAGCTTTGCGATATAAACCAGCAATTCGATTTTGGACAAATTCAACGTATAGCGCGAATGGAAGCGCTTATCGCGGGCGACATTTTAGTGGTTTTAAATTTGGATTCAAAGACCGGTCTCCCCCGTGTGCAGCTTATCGGCGGCGAGAACGTCATAACGCCACCCGGGTATTTATTTAAAAGTGTTCCGCGCATTGAGTCCGGGGTTGAATTAGATAGCGCGGGTCGGCAAATAGCATTTCACGTGCAGCAGGCCGATAATACTATAATTCGAATTCCCGCATTTGGCGCGAGTTCCGGACGTAGGCTCGCGTGGCTAGTTTACGGATGTGATAAGCGGGCGAATGAAGTGCGCGGCGAGCCGTTGCTGGCAATAATTTTGCAATCGTTAAAAGAATTGGATAGGTACCGGGACGCTACGCAGCGGAAAGCCGCTATTAACGCGGTTCTTGCAATGTTCATTAAAAAAACACAAGATAAAATCGGGACGAAGCCTATTACAGCGGGCGCGGTACGTAAAACTTCCATAACAGGCGTAGACTCTGATGGGCTTTCCCGTACGTACAGAATCGCGCAACAAATCCCTGGGCTTGTGATCGAAGATTTGCAGGTTGGAGAAGAGCCGGTGGCGTTCGGTAACGCGGGGATTGACACAAATTTTGCAGAATTTGAGGCGGCGACTATAAACGCTATAGCGTGGGCAAATGAAGTGCCTCCGGAGATTTTAACGCTGGCGTTTTCAAGTAATTACTCAGCTAGCCAGGCCGCCATAAATGAATTTAAAAATTATTTAAATAAATTTCGCGCGGAATTTGGCGCAAATTTTTGCAAGCCGATTTATCAAGAGTGGCTGTTGAGCGAGGTTTTGCAGCAGCGAATTGCTGCCGCCGGTTTTTTAGAAGCGTGGCGCAACCCGCTAAAATATGATATTTTTGCCTCGTGGCTTTGGAGCGAGTGGAGCGGAGCTATAAAACCCTCGACAGACGTGCGTAAACAGGCGCAGGGGTACCAAATTATGTTGGATTTGGGGTTGATAACTCATGACCGGGCGTCAAAAGAATTGACAGGGACAAAATTTTCTCGTAATATCCGAACAATCAAGCGCGAAAATGTTGCGCTGGCGGAGGTTAGGAGTATACTATCCCCCGTCCAAGATTTGAATAATTCAGGAATGGACGAGGAGGAGGACGAAGAAAATGTCTAACACATTCATAGTTGCCCTTACTGATACCGTGTGGACGGAGGTAGCCTCCGGCTCGGTTGGTTTTATAACCAACGAGGGACAAAACAAACTTAAATATCGCGAATCGGATATTTTGCCGGTAGATACAGAGGGGCATACAATGGAAAGGGAGGTCGCAGCTTATGTGTCTTTTTCGCTAGAGAGCGGGCAAAAAGTTTATTTACGCGCGGCCACGGGAGCAACCCGGGCGGCCATAACAATAGATTAAATTATGTGGTTTTTAGAAGAAAATTTTAAGAAGAATATTGAGGCCGCAGTTAGCGATGGGTATGCGCCGACCGCGGAGCAAAAACAGGAATTCGCCGGGTATCAAGCGGCCGCGCAGGTTACAGTCACGCATTTGCGGACTGCGAGCATAAATATCGAAGGCGTGTTAACGCAAAAGCCCGATATTTTTGCCATGATTTTTGGCGGGGGTAATACAACTTACCCTGAAATTTCGGAGGCAGTTTTGAAAGCGGAGGCAAACGCGCGGGTTGATAATATCCAGCTCAATATCGATAGCCCCGGCGGCGAAGTTTCCGGGCTGTTTAAATTGCTAGAGACGTTGGACGGCATTAAAAAACCGATTACGGCCAAAGTTAGCGGCATGGCGGCTTCTGCGGCATACGCTATCGCGGTTAAGGCGGACAGAATTATTGCAGAGTCGCGCGGTTCAAGGGTTGGTAGCATTGGGACGACGGTTAGCATACCGGTGGACGTAGATACTGTGAATATTACGAGTTCTAATGCGCCGGATAAGCGGCCGGACGTTACGACAGAAGCGGGGAAAGCCGTTGTGCGTAGGGAATTGGACGCGGCGGAAGAACTTTTTATTGAAGTTGTGGCCGCAGGACGTGGGGTAACCGCGGACGCGGTTAAACAAAATTTCGGCAGGGGCGCGGTATTTTTTGCAGACGAAGCAAAAAATCGCGGTATGATTGATGAAATAGCCACTGCTACAGTGGCGGGGAGAAAAATTGTGGATTTAGAAACTTTAAAGACAGAACACCCCGGCGTATATGCCGCGGCTGTGGAGCTAGGGGTCGAAAAAGAGCGCGATCGGGTAGTGGCGCATTTGACGCTGGGCGATAAGTCCGGCGACATGCAGACTGCAATCGAAGCTATAAGCTCCGGCGCAGGTATGACTTTGGCTTTGCAAGCAAAATATATGTCAGCTGGAATAAACAACGCTGACATGGCTAAACGCGTTGCGGATAATTCAGATGTGACCGCCACTGTTGCGGCCGCTGTGAAAAGTCCGCGGGACTTGGTTTTGGAGGAGATGAACAAATTAACGGGGGTGGCAAATGGCTAATCTAGAAATTGTAAATGTCGATACCGGCAGTGTAATTTTACGTGACGCGGTACATTCGGATGGGTTGTTAACTTTTGCCGGTGCGGATACTTTTGTAGCCGGAACAATTATAGCGCGTGATAGCGTGTCGTTAAAATATGTTGTTTTTGTAAAAGGCGGCTCAACAAACGAAAATGGCATACCGAAAGCGCTTTTAACGAGCGATATTTCTGCGGCAGGCGCAGGAGACGTAGCAATTCGCGCGATGATTACCGGATTTCTTAGGAAAGAACGGCTGGTTATTGACGCCGATGGCGATGATACTAATGTTGACGCGACAGTGCGTGACCAGTTGCGTACTTACGGACTTGTAGCGCTTGACGTTCAAGAATTAAATATTTTAGATAATCAGTAGAGTAGGAGATTTAATATGAGTGACGCATTAACTTTAAAAATGCTGGAGCTATACCAGCAATCGGCACCGCCGACAATGTTTTTAACCGGGCTTTTTCAAACGCCGCCGCAGAATTTTTATAATTCCTCGGAGGTTGAGATTGATATTAGCCGCACAGATGAAGACATTTCAATTGTTGTGCAGGATTTTACTGATGGCGGCCGTGTGAATTCATTGGATTTATATACAAATAAACGTTTTAAACCGCCTATCCACAAAGAAACTTTCCCATTGAACGCCTTCGATTTGATGAACCGGCAGGCAGGCGCTACGCCTTTTGACGATATAAATTTTCAGGCGACCGCGAATTTGAAAGCCGTGCAGGCGATTGCTAAAATAAGCGAAAAAATACAGCGTTCAATCGAGCTGCAAGCCTCGCAAATTTTGCAAACTGCGGTGGTTTCTTTAAAAGACGGGGACGGAAATGTAATCTACACCCTTGATTTTAAAGGGAAAGTTTCGCATTTTACAAATGCGGCGGCCGTGTGGAGTGATACCGCAGCTACACCGCTGGCGGATTTAGAAAGTTTAGCGGAAACTATCAGAAATGATGGCTTGCAAAATCCCGACCAAATTTTAATGGGCTCGGTAGCTTTTGATAATTTTGTTAAAAATGACGATGTTCAAAAAAGATTTGATAACCGTCGGTATGAGCTGGGCACAATCGCGCCAATGGCAATGCGCGGCAATGGCGGAAATTATCGCGGGCAGGTCACAATCGGAAATTATAATATGGATATTTGGTCTTATGGCGGGCGTTATAAAGACCCCGAGACCGGGAACAAAGTGACATACATAGCCCCGGATAAAGTAATTATGCGTGCCTCCGGTGGTAGATTGGACGCCACTTTTGGCGCGATACCTACTTTTGGTAACCCGGCAGCAGGCATTTTACCATTTATGCCGCCACGTATTACCGACCAAGCGGGCGGGATGGATATTTTCACAAACGCGTGGTTAACGCCGGATCGTGAACAGCTTATTATTACAGCCGGTTCACGGCCTTTGTTAATCCCAACCGCAATCGATACGTACGGTTGCCTAACTACGGAGTAAAACTATGGTTGATAGAATAGTAACAGCACCAGCACCCGCGGAAACGACAGTAGTCGGAAAAAAATGTAAATTCCGCGTAGCGAAGGGAAAATCCATCACATCAAAGCGCGGCATTCTAAGCGCCGGGCAAACAGTTTGTGCTAAAGATTTTCCAGGCGGCGAGGAAACTTTAAAACAGCTGATTGACCGCAAACTGGTTACAAAATGAGCCTGAGACAGGTGGCGGGTGAGGATTTGATTAAAATAATCGGCGGGGGTTTTGGTTGGAACATCACCATCACTAACCCCGCCGGGATATCCGCGGCGGTGACCGGATTTGCAAACGATATCGCGCAAAGCATAGACCCGGATACTGGATTAATAGTGAGCGGCCGCATTATAACCGTAGCGCTAAGTTTGAAATCCTTAGAAGACGCGGGTTTTACCGCATTGCCGGAGGGAATATCCGAGGCTACGCAAAAACCGTGGCTTATAGATTTTGCGGACATTCGCGGAAATTTGCATAATTTTGCGGTGATAGGTTCACATCCCGACCGCGCATTGGGATTAGTAACGTGCGAGTTGGAACTTTATAATGCTTGAAAAATTGATTGACAAATTCGACGGCTTTGAAATTATCCGCGATCAAATCGCGGCGATAATTAAAACCGAATCTGTGAATCAGGAAGCGTTAGCAGTTGCGGCTGGAAAAGACCCGGAGCTTTGGAAGCTGCGAGTTTTTACAGAACGTTCAAATCCGTGGGAAGAGTGGCTAAACAACGTAACAGATAAAAGTCCGATTATTAATGTTTGGTTCGACAATTCGAATTTTAACCGCGCCGCGGGCAATGTGGTTGAACGGCAAACTTCAGACACAATATATAATATCGATTGTTTGGGTCTGGGCGTTTCAAAAGACGATGGCGGCGGGCATATCCCAGGAGACCGGGAAGCGATTTTTGTTGTCCAACGCGCGATTCGACTTGTGCGAAATATTTTAATGGCTGCTGAAAACACCTATTTGCAGTTGCGCGGGACAGTGGGCAGCCGTTGGCCGCAATCGATAGTTGCGTTCCAGCCGGAGCTAAACGGGCGGCAAGGGCAGCAGGTAGCAGGCGCAAGAATTAGGCTTGAGGTGGCGTTTAATGAATTTTCACCCCAATTTGAAGGCGCGCCCTTTGAAAGCATACTGGCGACAGTCAAACAGACAGATAGTGGCGAAATTTTAATGGAGGCAGAATATGACTTTTGACATAAATGCGCGCGCAAGCGCGGTGGCAATTGAGACTAAATTTCAAACTGCCGGGCTTGCAGGCAGATTTTTACCGCAGCGAATTGCGGTGGTTGGGCAGGGTAACACAGACGCGGTATACAGCGCAGATAAGCGGCAGGTAACCTCGGCTTTTGAAGTCGGAGGGATTTATGGTTTTGGATCACCGCTTTATTTAGCCATTGAAAAATTACTACCGGCTAATGGCGATGGTGTGGGCAGTATTCCGGTTACTGTATATCCGCTCGTAGACGATGTTTCCGGCGTTGCGGCGCTCGGGGATATTATCCCGTCCGGTGCGCAGCTTGAAATTGCGGCGTATCGGATAAGCATAAATAATATTTTATCCGCGCCTTTTGTAATCACCCCCGGGGATTTGGTGGCGGATATAGTTACTGCGATGACCACGGCTGTGAATTCTGTGCTTGGAATGCCGGTTGTAGCTACAGACAATACGACCGAAATAATTTTAACCGCGAAATGGAAAGGCGAGAGCAGCAACGATTTAAAAATAGCAGTTATTGGATCAACAACCGCCGGAACCGTTTTCGGAATTACGCAGCCAAAGGACGGGGCGGCAAACCCGGACGTACAGTCGGCGCTTGATAAAATGGGGAGCATTTGGGAGACCTTAGTTTTAAATTGCTTGAATAAAACTGACACGGTCGCGCTCGATAGATATAAAGATTTTGGCGAAGGAAGATGGCAGCCGATTGTTAAAAAGCCGTTGATTGTTTTTAGCGGCGATGTGAATTTAACTGTTGCTGCGGCGGTCGCGATACCCGAGGCGCGTAAAACCGATCGTGTAAATGCGCAGTTAGTGTCCCCCGGTTCTTTGGATTTGCCTTTTGTTGTAGCCGCGCGGCAGTTGGCGCGCATAGCAGTTGTGGCGGAAGACAACCCGCCGACCGGATATAGCGGTTTGGTTGCTGATGGGCTAACCCCCGCGGCTGATGAGGATGAGTGGGATTACACGGAGCGGGATGAAGCTATAAAAAAAGGCAGCTCAACGATAACAGTTGAAAACGGGCAGGTAGTTTGTGGAGATATTGTTACGTTTTATCATCCGGATGGCGACCCGGAACCGGCTTATCGATATGTCGTAAATATCGTAAAGTTGCAAAATATAACGTACAATATGAACCTAATTTTTACGGCTCCGGAGTGGCGCGCGTCTCCGCTCGTACCAAGTTTAATAGCCGATAATAACCCAACAGTCAACCCCAACGCCCGCTCGCCAGCTTCGGCGCGTGCGGAAATTGCGGGGCTGCTTGACTTTTTGGGCAGTTGGGCATTCATTAGTGACCCCGCGGACAGCAAGAAAAAAACCGTGGCGCAGATAGACGAATTCAACCCCAATCGTCTAGACATAAAATTATTTATAAAACTTTCGGGCAACACGCGAATAATCGCGATTATAGAAAACTTTAGCTTTTTCTTTGGAGGTGCGTAATGGCAGCAATAGGCGGCTCAATTCAGGTAGTGACTTTAAAAGGCAGACCCTTTGCAGTAGCAGCGGACGCGGGCGCTAACCGCAAACTTGGTGGTTTTGAAAATGCTACTGAACCGAATGGCAACGGGACTTCGCGGCTCATAAAAAATAATATGGGCTGGAAAATTGACGGGTTGTCGTTAGAAATTGACGACACCCGTGACGATCAAGAATTTTTACAAGGGCTGGCGGATTTAAACAGTTTTTTTACGTGTCTAATAATTTTTGTTTCTGGCGCGCAGTACGAAGGCCAGGGGCAGATTACGGGCGAGATATTATTTGCGAATACCAACGCCACCGCGCCTATTGAGTTAAGCGGCACAGGCAGACTTACTAAACAATAAGAGGATTTATTTATGGCTGATAAAATAAATTTCGAAATGGCGACCGCCGAATTCGAGCGGTTTGCAGAAACGATGTGCATTGATATTGACGTTTCTCGCATGAAAGACGAAGACCGCGAGGATTTTGAGGGGTATAAAAAAACTGTTGTGGACGCGATTTGTCGCGGTTCGCTAGTAATAAATGACAGAGGTGAGCCAGTTTACACGCCGCAACGCAGCGAAAATAACAGCCCGTTAGTTTTTAAAGAATTAACCGGCGCAAATCTGGCGGCTGGTGATAAACTCGGAAAAGGGCGCGAGCACTCAAAGCTTTTTGAAACAATGGGCTCAATGACTGAAACCCATGCTGGCCGTTTTAGCAAAATGGTGATGAGCGATTTAAAAGTGTGCCAAGCAATTATAGTACTTTTTTTGGCATAACCGCCGCGCTGTTGGTGCGGCACGGCGAGGACGAAGCGTTACCCGGAGGGAATTATTTTTACGATGTGCACCATGAAATGCTGCTGCAGGTGTGCATGGAATATCCGGGAATAGGCGATTTTAGGCGTTTGACGGCTTCCGAGATTCGCTTTTTTTATAATGGATTGCGAAAAACGCTGCACGAAGCGACTAGGCCGCGGGGGTAGAGATGGCGACAAAATATGCGATTTCAACGATTTTTGAGGCTGCGGACAAATTTACAGCCCCCATTGGAAAAATGCAGAAAAAAATCGGCTCCTTTACGCGCGGCATGGAGCGCGGCTTGCGGCGGGTCAATAATTCAATTTCTAGATTAACTAAAAAAATGGGCGTTGGTTTCAAACGCGGCGCTATTGTTTTAGCCGCGGCGGTCACTGGCGTAAGTTTAGCCATAAAAAAAGTAGCCGATCGTGCGGACGCACTGGCAAAACAGGCGCGAATTATAGATATGCCGATTGAAATGCTGCAAGAATACCAGTTTGTAGCGGAGCAAAGCGGCATTTCCTCGGACTCTCTTACAAAATCCCTCGGAATTTTAGATAAACAAATTGGGCAGGCTAAAACCGGCACGGGTACGCTTGTCACAATGCTAAAAAAATCAAACCCCGCGTTGCTCAAGCAGCTAACTGCTACAAAAAATACTGGGCAAGCATTTGAGCTAATGAACAAAGCCATCCACGACACTAAAAATCCTATAGACCGCGCTGCGCTTGCGTTTGCAGCGTATGGTAGACAGGGCTTGGCGATGGTAAACATGGCAAATCTAAGCACAAAAGAATTAAAAAAATTGCGTGAAGAAGCGCGCCGTAACGGAATTATTACAGAAAAACAGGCGGAAGCGGCGGAAGCGTTTAACGACCAGCTAAACAGCCTGAAACACACAATGCAAGGGGTTTTGCAAGACGCAATTTTGCCCCTAATGGAGCCGCTAAAAATATATTTGAAAAATATTCAGGATTGGATTTTATTGAATAAAAAATTGATCGGGCAGCGCGTTAAAGATTTTATTTTGGGCGTTGGAAAGGCGATTAAATTTTTAATAGACCACGGGAAAACTATAGCCATTGTGGCTGCTGGGCTGCTGGGGCTGCTGGTGGTGTTGAGGACGTTTATTGTAGTTATGACCGCTGTAAATTTAGTGCTATCTATGAACCCGCTCGGAGCGGTGGCTATAGCGGTTGCCGCGCTAACAGTGGGAGTTATAGCGCTTGTCGGCTGGTGGCGCAAAATGTCTGATGAGGTTGATAAAACTAGCGCTAAAATGACAAAAACACAGCGGGCGGCTGCGAAAGCCTTGCCCATAGCGGCTATGCTAAACCCGTTTTTAGGTTGGGGGGTCAATTTTGGCGGGAACGGAACTGCGGCGGCCGCTGGAGCTGCGCAACCGCAGCCAATAGCGCCGTCCACGCGGATGGCGGCGGCAATCACTGAGCACCGGTCGTTCAAATCTGCCGAGGTTACAATTCGGGATGAAACTAACCGCGCAGTTTTAACCGGCGGCACGCTTGGCGATGGCGTAAAACTTAAAAAATCGGGGGAATTTTAATGGCGTGGGAAAGGCGCGTAAAGCAAGCGGCGTATATCTCCCCGCTGGGTTTCCGTACAGTTTTTAATTTTGAAGACGTTTCAAAAGAATTCGATAAAAAAACAATTGCTTTTGATTTTCCGGCGGCAAATGGCACTTATGTTCAAGACCTCGGCCGCTCTGGTCGCAGGTATCCAATGCGCGCAATTTTTTGGGGCGATAATTACGACCGCGAAGCGTTGGCGTTCGAAGCGCAATTGCGCGAGCGCGGCATTGGCAGGCTTGAACACCCGATTTATGGAACAGTAAATGTCATCCCTTTCGGGACAATTGTGCGGCGGGATGGATTAAAAACACAGGCTAATCAGGCCGTGATTGAAGTGACTTTTTGGGAAACAATTTGGGAAATTTACGCAGGTGCGATTACAGACCTGCTCGACAAAGTTTTTGGCGCGATTGATTTTTATAATGCCGCCGCCTCCGGGCAGTTAAATTTTGAAATTGTTTTAGACACGATTGTTGAAAGCACTGCGTTTAAAGGTTTTTACAATCGTCTTGTTTCCGGAGTAGTTAGCCAGCTCGGCGGAATGGTTAGCGGAAGTCCCGCGGTTGCGGGGCAATTTGGCGCAGTCGCGCGCAGTATGCAAAGCGATTTACAAAGCGCGGAAATTCCAATCGTTGACGCGCTGGGCGCGCAGACCAATATTTTAATACAGTTGCCCGCGAAAGCCGCGGCGGTCGGCATTAAAACCCGGCTTGATACTTACGACACTTTTTTGAACAGTTTGACTGTAGACTCTACTATAATGCAAGCCGGATTTGACGCGCGAAAAGATAATAATTTTCATAGCCGCGATATTTACGCGGCCGGATGTGTGAGTGGGATGGTTGCCTCCGTTTTAAACAATATTTTTTCTTTCAAACCCGAAGCGATTTCCGCCGCCGAGGCAATCCTAACGGCATTTGACACGTGGACGATTTGGCGCGAAAAAAACTATGAAATTCTTAAAAAAGATGATGTTGGGGGCGCGTATGCCGCGCTGCAAGAGGCTGTTGCGCTTGCCGCGGGATATTTGATTGAAATTTCATTCGCACTACAAACCGAAAAAATTATCACTCTCACGCGCGCGCGCGGGTTGGTAGAACTTGCCGGCGAATTGTATGGCGAAATAGACGCCAAACTGGATTTTTTTATAAAAACTAATGAGTTGACCGGCTCTGAAATTTTAGAAATTCCGCGGGGGCGCAGAATTGTCTACTACATATAAAATTTTAAAGGGCGATACCCTAGCCCTGATTTCTAAGAAAAATTTTGGAACGGAAATACACGCGCAACATATAGCCCGCGCTAATCCCGGGCTAGGCGCGGTTTTAATCCCGGGGACAAATATTGTAATTCCGCGCTTGCCAAATTATCCGGGCGACCTGCCGCAAATTCTGGGAATTTCCGGGCAAAATGACGTTACAATTGAAATCGACGAAAAAAGATTTGAATTTTGGACACAATTACGCATAAAACGCTCGATCGACAGTTTGGACGCGATTTCTTTTACCGCCCCCTTTGAGCCGAACGCGCCGGGCTACCGCGAAACTTTTAGGCCATATGCGTATAAACCGCTGCGCGTTTATGTTGGAATAACGCCGCTGCTAACCGGAACGGCAATTTCAATGCATCCGAGTAGCGCAAACAACGGCGATATTATAACTGTTTCGGGATATTCATTGCCCGGGGTTTTGCAAGATTGTACCGCGCCCGCCAGCTCTTTCCCGTTAGAATTTTCCGGCATAACGTTAAAAGACATAGCCCGCGCAGTAGCCGCGCCCTTTGGGCTCACTGTGGATTTTGCTGATGAACCGGGGGACAAATTCGATCAAATCGCGATGAAACCGACAGACCGGGTTTTTGATTTTTTAGCTGATTTAGCACGCCAGCGCAATTTAATTATTTCAAGCACAGAAAACGGGGAGCTGCGATTTTGGCGTTCAAAACCGGCGGGAAACCCGGTCGCAACACTGGAACACGGAAAATCCCCGGTCATGTCAATTGACCCGAATTTTAATGAGCAAGAATATTATAGTCATATAACCGGGATTTCATTTGTAGCAACCGGAGTGCCGGGGGCGCAATACACAGATAAAAACCCATATTTACCGGGAACCGTGCGTCCCTTTACGTTTGGAGCGTCTGATACCGATAATATCGATATTAAAACGGCCGTTAATGCAAAAATCGGGCGCATGTTTACCAACGCCATATCATATCGCGTTGAAGTCGCCAGTTGGCGCGACACCGGTGGTGCGCTGTGGCAGCCAAATACAACTATAAACATATACGCCCCGCCGGTTTTTGTGTATAATAAATATAATTTTATTTTACGTTCAGTCGAATTTTTACGCGACCGCGATAGCGAATCGGCAATTTTAGAATTAGTGCCGCCGGGCGGTTTCGAGGGTAAAATTCCGGAGGTTTTGCCATGGGGTTTTTAGCTAAAATATTAAATTTTAAAGATAAAAAGATAAAAATAGATTCAGGCGGCGGTAACGTGATAACCGCCGAGCATTATGCTCCGGCGGGAGACGATTCGCAGCCATTGTCTATCGATACCGCCGCCGCTGTATTTACCGCCCGCAAAGGCTCTGCGGTTGTGGTTGGATATAATGACAATGTGAACTCGCCTAAAGCCGAAGCCGGGGAAAAAAGAATTTACAGTCGAGACGCGGGCAGCGGGGAATGGAAAACCGAAATTTGGGGAAAAAATGACGGCACGATTTCATTAAAAAATGGCGCGTGTGAATTTGAATTAAAACCCACGGGCGCAATTCGCGGCAGTAATAATCTCGGATATTTTGAACTAACTGCGGCGGGCGTTTTTGTCATAAACGGGATAGATTTTGCAACACATGTTCACGGTGGGGTGACTTCGGGGACGGAGATTACCGGTCCGGCGGAGGGGCCATGAGTGACGTTTTTTTATTTCAAACTGTAAACGAAGGGGATGTTGTTTTTGAAAACGGGGATTTACGCATGAGTACTGGCTTACAAACTGTTGTGTACCTGTCACTTTTCGGCGGTAATTCCGATGATAGCGGGCAGGACGTTACTACATTTGATTGGTGGGGTAATTATGGGGAAACTGATACCGCGCGTCAATACCGGAGCGAAACACAGTATATCTTACGTAATACCTCGCCATTGACT